TTGTTTAAACGAAAAAGCGATTTTAAGTCTTTCATCTCACAGGCACAGAATGACGCCTCTCACGCCGATAAGGATTGGATGGTAATCTACCAGAAGACGCGCCGTATGGCTATAGTAATCGTTGGGAAGCCTTACAGTATCAAACCCGAGCTAGTTCTAGACGGTCTTTACTTTATCTATCCTCTTAATGAGTTCTTGAAGCTGTCTAACGAAGTCTTCGGCTTTCATAGCTGAGTTTCCTACCTCTTTATCAGGTGGGTTTACTCCCCTAGCGGTTCTACCTCCGCTCATGTTCTTCATATTCTTCTTAGTCTTCTTAGAGGGGTAGCGGACCTCTTGAACCTTAGAGTTATCTTTCACACGGCGGGTTAATTCCTGTCCCGTACTAAGTTTAGTAGAAGTTCCTGTTACGGCTATCTCCGCCGGACCTTCAGGGTTTCCGTACCCCAAAACCTCCTCGATAACCTGTCTATTAACTGCGTCCGCCTCCGTGCCTATGTACGTATCTCCTCCAGGGTCAGTAATAACCAGTAATTGATTTTGAGAAGCTGAACCTGCTTGCATCATTTCTATAGCCAAATTTGTTCTAAATCCAGGGCTATCTTTATGCTTGTTACGATAAGCTTGGGTAAGGGTAGTTTCCAACCGTTTTCTAGCCTTCTCCTTCTCAACACTTCCCTCAGGGGCATTCTCATACTCCCCAATATGTTTGTTGAGCTCTCCAAGTGCATTAGCGTCTTTATAGCCCAGTTTCTTCATCTCCTCGTCGACAACTTGACCTATAGTTCCTGGGTCTAGCCCATCCAAAGCAGCCATCGTATCATGGGAAAACTTAACCTCCCCCAGCTTATAGTCTTCAGCCGCTTGCGCGTCCTCTGAGGTAAAGGATACTCCAAGATTTTTCGCAACCGTCTCTATGTAATTCAAAGAACGATTTCTAGCCGATTTAGTATCCGGGGTGAAGCCGATAATATCCCCTTTCTCGTCTCTTTCCACTGAGTCAACTACAGCAGCACCGATTTTGCCCATCTGGATTGAATCACCTCCTTGTGAAACTTTCACGTTTACACCTACGGTGCCCGGTCTTTCATCTGCTTCGTAATGCTCACGGTTTTTATCTTCATCGCTTCCGTAGCTTCCTTCTCCTGAGCCCACATTAAATTTACCTCCTTGGTCTGCGAAAGCTTCTAGGTGGGTTTTCTCTTTTCCAGAACAGTTCACCTCAATATCTTGGGTAACTTTACCGCCATTGGGTTGTTGTCCGGTAGGACCTCTTCCTACTACTTCAAAATCACAGTTTTTGAACTGTGGGTCCGATACCAAAGGGTCCCACATGTTTAACATGTTGGCAGTAAACCAGGCTAAAGCTTTAGCGCCATCAATCTCGCCGCCCAGCTCTTCTTCCATCTGGTCCAAAATAAGGTCCGTGCCAATCTCATCGATATTAGCGAATTGAGATTGTGGGACGGTTCCCCCACTCCGTTCTTCGGCTCCCCACACAAGAAGATTTAAATTAAAATTTTCTTGAGCCATCATATCTTTGAGTTGGGCTTGGAGTTCGGGACACGGTTGTTGGTAATTACATCCCATCCATGCCTTAGAAAGTTTGGGACCGTATTCATTCATTACTCCCATCATTGCACGGTATGCGTTTCCTTTGGCTGCGTTTGTGCCTCCCCAGAAAACAGCTGGCTTTGGCTTCCCCTTACTATCCAGTCCGTTCTCTCCGTATAAAGGGTTCTTCTCCTTTAAACTATCATCGTGTATCTGTACCATCATCGCATACAAAGGACCATCTTGGTTATTTATTTGTACACCATAACGCTCGCCTCCGTCTTGGTATTCTATAGCAGCGGCGGCTAAGGGACCTCCACAGAACTGCCCGGTAGCATCATCAGGAACCATATAAATACCTTTCTTTGCAGAGCCTCTTTGCCCTCGTAAGCGAAAGCAATCGGTAAGGAACTTACGGTCAGACTCCGTCAAACCCTTTCCATCGTTATTTAGTTTCCTTTTAATATCAACCAACTTCTGGACGGTCTTCTCTAAATGCGCAACATCCTCGGCACATGAAGCCGCTTGCTCCTGAGCCTTTTGTGCTCCTTCTTCAGGGGTTAAGGTAGATTGCGCGTCCTTGAGCTCGTCGCCCGGTAATTGCGTCACGCGGAGAGCTTCGTCAGACTTCTCTCTAGCCGCCTTTTGTAAAGCTCCAGAGCGACCGCCACCGCAGACCTGGCGGAACATGTTTCTTATTGCGTCGTTGTTGTTGGCGAAACCCACAGAAGCTAAAGCTTCTTCTGTTCTTTGCGCCGCTGCGTCGGTGACGGCTTGAGTCTCTTCCTCTACTTGCTTTTTTAATTTTTTCGCGCTTAAGACTTCCTGAGGGGAATCGGCTGGCACGTCACCGGGGGTAAGTTGAGCTCCTTCTTTAAACCTTCCTAAAAGGGAGGTCCAGTCGGTTTTATCAAACTTAATGAGTGGGATGTCTGGTCCTTCTGGCTTACATCCAGTTCCCACATAATACACACTCTCCTTTGGGTCCGTCGGACTTTTGGTTGTGTACGACCCATATTTCATACCCTTAGAATCTTTTAATAGGTCATACGCTTTGCTTGGCTCGGTTATTGGCACCTCAGCGGGTGGGTCTACTAACCCAGCAAACAGACACAAATACTTGTCTAAGTTATCTTTGAGCTGCACTTCCAGCAAAGTGTGTCCACTGTCTCGGTACGCGTCGATGAATTCAGATAGTTCCATATTATATTAAAGTAGGCTTCCCTGATATTATATACCAGGAAAGCCTAAATATTTTTCAATTAAAACTTAACCTATAGCTATCGGGGACATTACGGAATCGATATCAGAGGATTCAGTGAACTGAACAGCGAAGTCGTAGCGTAGAGTCATTTCGATAGTATGGAACTCGTTAGTTGAGTAGTTAAACTCGCCAAGCTTCCAGCCTTTAGGGTAACAGCCGTAAAGATTAACGTGAGTAATCGGGTTACGGTGAGCATCTAATTGCCAGATAGTTACAGTTCTCTTGAAGATAGGAGCTTCAGTAAGACCAGCAAGACCTTCAGGGCTTTGGTTTACTTCGCTAGTGCCGTTGCCTAGACCACCGTAATGAATACCGTAGACTGGGTCGTACACACTTCTCATCCACGCAAAAAGAGAGTCAGCGATATCACCTTTGATTAAGTTATCAAAAGTAACTGTGATTTCATCAGGGGTTGCTTTGCCTGGGTAGTAGAACTTTTCGTTTACACGATGAACTTCAATATCTTCAACAGTGAAGCCCGGTTGAGTAATTTGCTTTGCAGCGAGAGTCAGACGGTCTTGAGAATCAAGACCCGGAACGTTAGAAAGAGCGCCCGCGAATTGCGGAATTTGAATCTCCCAAGCGTATGCACGGAAAGATTCCAGTGCGTGGGAAAGACGGGGGCTGTCGGCTATTAGCTCGGCAGCTCTGTCTACGTAGTATTTTCCATTTGCCATGTTATTTGTTTACCTATTATTATATAGTGTTATACACTAGCTGATTGATTTGTGAGATTAAGCTCGAATACCAAGATTTCAGCGGTCTTAGTAGGCTTAAGAATAATCTTGCACCAAAGTTCGTTTCTATCAACGCGAAGCGGGGTGTTAGTAGTTCCGTCACAGGTTACCGAGAACTGTGTGATACCTCTTCTTTGTTGGATATCAGCTAATGCTGGGTTAATGACGTTTCTAACTGCTTCCCAAGTAATAGGGTCGTTAGGCTCAAAGACAAATCTACGAGCAGCTTGCAGAACAAGTCTTCGTAAGTAAATCATCAAGCGGCGAACATTAATTCTATCCAAAGCAGTAGATGCTCTTTGGGTTGTTTTTTGACCGTAGATAACAATTCCATCTTGTAGGAACTTAGTAATTGGATTAACAACGTTACCTGGACCGTAGAGAGCGTCTCTATCACCTTGGTTTAGTTGAACCTCAACATCAGTCGGCTTCGTTAAACGACCTCTTCGCAAGCCCGCAGGAGCGAACCATGGGTCAGAGACCTCATCAGTAAAACACATTTGTCCAATAGCGAAGATTGATGGGTCGAACCATTTGTCTGCTCCGGTATAGGTATCAAAGGACTTTACCCACGGCCAATATAAAGCAGCGTAACTGCTGTTTAGAGCAGAACTTCTGCCTGTTGCGGTGCCGTTAGACCACGCAATAGCTTGTTGTGCACTTCTAAACCCTACTGGAGGGGATACGATTGCGATAAAGTTTTGAGTAGTTTCCGCCAGAGACACAAGCTCGTTCTGTACATTCTGGTCAGTTATGCCAGGGACAGAAGCCATAGTAACCGGAGTTGCCTCCGAATCTAATGCCCGAAGACCTTGGCTAGTAGTTTGTCCAATTATTGCAGTCCTTACGTTAGCGTTACTTAAGTTGCCTCCGTAATCACTTGCATCACCATTCTTGCCCCCAGACAGGTCAAAATAAATGTTAGGGTTATTGGCGGTGCCGTCTAGGGAGACACAACGGAAAGCGTGGGCAGCTGTAGCTACTTTTGCAGCATCACCAATGCTGTAAGCAGTGGAAATTGTTGTGGCGTTAGAAAACTTAGTAGCAGGAACCCATACGTTAGCCCCAGAAGGGGTAATGCCAGCTTCGTACTGGTAGAAGTTACCTTTAGCGTACTGAGACACAGAATTGACGACGCCTTGACTAAGTACGTCCTCTGGGAATAAGCTCGTTGCGGAAGTCGTAGAACCTGGTTTCCACAAACCCATATCATAGCTTTCTTCTAAACCTCCATCGGAATAGAGGTTGGTCACAAAGCGACCTTGGTCGTTAGTGTGTACAATATCAGCTTGCAAACCACGGTACTGCAATCCTCCCGCGTAATTCATCGCGGAGTAATTGTAACCTAGTCCGGGGTATAAGGAGGCGATTTGGTAAGCGCCAGCCTGGGTCGCGCCGATGTAGTCAAGAAGAGCTCCAGAAGGAACGTTTCCAGTCCATTCACTATCTGTATATCCTAAAGTATCGGCTTGGGCTGCTTCAAGTACACAAGCACTTCCGTTGAAGAAGGTGGTTGGTCCTGTTGACATCTTCGGAACGACGAATAAAGGTGTGGCGGATACGGTTCCTAGAGAGTTTTCTGTAGTTGCCGCAGCCGACCATACGAAATCGTTGGTGTCGAACGGTGTTGCTGATAACCAGGTTCCGGTGAAATCGAATTGACCTCTGGCACCTCCGCCAACGCTGAGGGAGGAGGAGATGAAGGTGTTTATCGTAAGTCGTGAGGTGTTTCCTGCTGTTGCACCAGGCTCTTTCGCCACAAGCATACCACTAGCCGCGCCATAACCACTAGCAACAAAACAGAAAGGTCCTGTAGTTGCGTTTACGGCGTCACCTAAACCAGCTTGGATGGCTTCTTGCCATTTACCGGTAGTCATTCCTGCCTCAGTTAAAGGTGCAGGCATGATAGACAGCCCGGAAGCATATGGACGGTCACGATAAGCGTAGAAAGTAGTAGTAGCATCTCCAACGGCGACACCATTCTTATCATAGGCATCGACATCAAACCTGTAGGCTACTGTACCGTTTGCCAATCCAGTGAAGCCGCCCATGTTTAGCGCAACGTTGGGGTGGGTAACTAATGGAATAGTGTACCTTGCGTCATTTTTTAGCGTGGTTGCAGCTCTAACATAGTAAACTTGGTTAGTCTTTTGGAGAATCTCCAAAGCCGCATAAATGCCTTGACCACCTGTAACTAGGTCAGGAGTACCGAACTCCCGTATCACTTGTGCAGGGTTAGTAAGTAGAGTTGGGGTATCGACAGGACCGCGAGAAGCGAAGCCTACCAAGCCAACAATAGATGGATTGACGGAAGGAGCGAAATCAGATACGTCCTTTTCAATTGTGTATACACCGGGGGAAACGAAATTAGCCATATTTTACCTTAAATTATGTTGAGAAGATGTCTTTTGTGAAGCTCCAGACAAAGGTCTGTAATTGATTTTTCTGGAACAGAAATCTTCTGTCCGGCAGTTAAGCAGATATGCTCAAATAAGCGACCAGACTTTAGAACTATTTCTAAATCTTGACCAGCGATATTTATTATTGTACGATTTTTCATAAACTTCTTCCTCTTTAGTATTTAGTTGATTAGGAGGCAAAAAAAGTCGTATTTTAAAAATTAACTCGAAGGTAGGGGGGGAACTACTAGAGTCTCAGAACCAGACGTGGCTAATATAGATTCAGAAGGTATACCATTCCCTGAAAATGAGATATCGGTTTTTAGCTCTACCTCATAGTTCATCTCTCTAATGGCTCCATTACTTTGAATCATGTACTGCCTCGTAGGCATCCACGTCTCCACTTCAAAAGTGACTGTCTTCTTAATAATACGGTCCTCTCTATCAGGCACAGTAAGGGTAGAGTTATCTGATATAGATGTAATAAATGCAGGGGCATTTGTATTGAAGTCCGTATCAACCGTTAATTGAGGTCGAAACTTACTCATAACGTATTCAATAAGCTGGTTCATATCCTCAACATATCTCGACCATAAATTCAATTGGTAAGACACTTTAACAGCTTTGGGTGCCATAGCAGCCACGCGGGTATATCTCATACTTTTCTTATCATGAATCGTCCAGAACTCGATATCAGTATTAGGCTTTCTTCTTTCAAGGTCTTCCACGGTATCCGCTATAGCTAAGGTCATTATAGGTAATGTTAGATTGCGGGTCTTGAAGAGCATGGCGATAGCTCTTTCGTAGTTAGCATAAGAGCAGTTAACGCTTTGTATTTCGTTATCACTGCCTAGTATTTGTCCATCGGAAAAAATATTTAAAAGTTCTCTGGATGTCTTTCTATAAAAAGCTAAGCTTCTAAAATTTTTATTTTCTCTTTCAAAGATTTGACGCTTGATATCAAAAATATTAGAAAGACGTTTGCCATTGTAAAACGTTTCTCTAGTACCATCCACCATCGGAGGATACCTATCATACGGGGGTCCAGATACTCTAACCATTAGTAAGTTGTAAACGCAGCAGGTTCTTCAATCTCAGATAGAAGCTGATTTTCTAGAAGTTCTATTTCTCGTTGGGACTCTGCTATAAGTGCAGGACCATTAAGAACAGCGCCTCCTTGGGGAGATGGTAGTGTTGCGTACTTACCTCTAATCTCACCTAAAATACCTTTGGATATTGCTAAAGTGTATCTTTGGAGCCAGCTGATGAAGTAGTGGTGTAGTGTATCCGAGTTAAGGCATTTGTATTCTATTACCACACTGTCTTGGTCAGAGAATGAAGGTGTAGGGTATACCATAAGGTATTTGTTGTTAGTGATTTGAAAAGACCCTTCACGCCCAAGAATCTTTCTAATAGATTTGAGATGCATTTTCATTAAGAGGAAATCACTTACGGCGAAGTCTTGAAATAAGAAGTTATCCTGGAAGTACTTAATAAAGAAATCCATCTCCATAGATTGACCTGCTAAAGGTACGCTAAGCAGGGATTTCTTGTAGGCAGCATACCTAAAATTGTTTACAATGAATGAGGGCATTTCATACATGTTACACCCTGCTACTGTTTCGAAAGCAGCTAGTTGCGTACACCAGTCTGGTGCGTGGTAGTCCAGCTTACTTATCGCTTCATCAATAGCAGTTAAGATTTGAAAATCATCCAACTCAACTCTTACGACAGGGTGACCCAGCCGCGATTTAACCCAGTCTTTAATAATCATGTAAAACCTGTTAAACTCCACGTTCTCAGAGAAGTACCTTCTGTTTAAAGAATCATAAGGGATATCTCCAGAAGGGGCTGTAATATTAGAGGCATTGGAGCCTGCGCCATGACGGTCGACTAAAAAGGGTCCCCATGAGAAATTCGGTGTTACTGGTCCACTTGACATACACTATTATATATGGAAGAAGCCCAGCTAAAATAGCTGGGCTTCTTTTTATTAATCTACTAAGGAGTCTTAGTAAGAGCCGTAGCCTAAGTTGTTATTGTTTGACGCCTTCATGAATGGAGTTGTCAAGTAACGGCTATCTGCACCAACGATACGGATGATACGGTAGAACCTTGAAGAAGGGTTAATTTGAGCAGTCGCATAGCGAGTAATCAAACCTTTTCTTGGTTGGAATGTCTGTGGGTCCGTGATAGTCGGAAGCATTTGTAGCGGAATGTACGGAGCGTACACAAAGCCTGCATCCATCGGTGAAGCACCTTTGTAACCAAGAAGAATTTCGTCTTCAGGGTATAGAGG